GTAAGTTCTTCGATGCCGAACAGACACCCGGTGTAGTCGATCTTCTCAGGGGTGCTGATATACCTGTCACAAGCGATCCTGAGGGTGCTTTCCGAGCAATCTTTACCGCTAAGACACAAGGCAAGAATGAGGCGCCTAATCGTGTAGGGCGTCTGTTGAGCTTGATTGCCCAGCAGCCGGAAGCAAATCGTCCGATCCTAATGCGCGGATTGAAACTGGCATATAACCGTTTGCTGGATGAGAAATCATTCACTCTGATGCGTAGTGCTGGAGATATACGCGATGCTAAGGCGGGAGAGATCACTCGAGCGCTAGGGGATATGACGCCTCTATTTGAGGTAGGCGACATCATCTACGCTGATCAGCCGCAGTTCATGGAAGCTGTTAGAGGCACATTGGCAGCGGCAGCTGAGGCTACACAAGGCAAGACAGCAACGCCCATCCGATCACAGTCTGCTACTGCGTTTAATCAACAGGCAGCTACAGCAACTACTCGATTGATCTACTTAGTAGTCGGTCCTTTGAGCCGCGCGGGTTCTCGTATCCGAGCTGTTGTTGGGTCTGCTATCGAGAATGCAGATGCCGATACGAAGGCTCGAGGTATCCTAGAGAACATTCTAGCCGATCCAGACTACTTCCTAGAGCTTGCGGATAAATACAACCGCAGTCCTAGCGATCCTCTACTAAATGATCTGATGATCGACTATCTATCCTCAGCCATCGTGAAAGCGAGTGCAGATAATGATGAGGACGGTATGCTTGGTGATATGCAAGACCAGCTACAATCAGCATCAGAGGCAATAATTAACACGGTTAAATAGAAAAAGCCCCGGACTTTTACATCCGGAGCTTACCTAACCGAAGTACCCGACCAAAGGTACATCTTGAGTAGCATTGTAATAAGTATAGCCGCTAGGGTCAATGACTCCGGCGGCTTTTTTATGTTTATTCCTCTGCTTTTTCAGCCTTTTCTTCGCGCTTAGTGTTATTTTCATACACATTGATGTCGAAGATAGACTTGTTAAGCATCCAGTGCATCAAAGCGACATTATTTACGCTAGATTGGATGTTTAAAGATCCATTACTGTCTAATCCAACGACCAAAATTGCCTCTAGATCCTTGTCAGCAAGTTCATCCACGATATTTTTCACTGCCTCATTCATTTTCTTCTCCTTAGGCGCTAATATCTACGATTTCACATACTTCACCCGTACAAGCGAAGGTCTGGGACGACTTTGTGCCATCCTCTTTCTCAAAATCTCCCAATTTTGACCAATCGATACGGCTAGGCATTAGTTCTAACATCTCGTGATACGCACTGGCGCCGATCTCTTGATATGGAGCCTGTTGGTACGTGTGCTCGTCGTAAGGGAGGAATGATACACCTGACATCTCGTCAAAGTGCTCATAAACAAAGGCTCCGACTTCCATCCATTCATTTGCCTTGATATTTACAGTCACGCTAGGCTTATGCTCACACCACGATCTCTGGTATGCCAGCCACATCTGCAGCTGCTCGATAGCAGTTAGATCTGCAGTGACTACAGCACCATCTGGCGCCTTAACAGGGAAGCTAAACACTGTTGTCTGATCTGGTTTGAATGCCTCTGGCTCGTTAGGGATACCTTGAGACTTCATAAACTCAGTAAGCGGGTCTTTATTGTCGCCTCGTACAGTACGGATATAGTACTGACTATGGCGAGCGTGGATCCCACTAGCAGCGTCTGTAAGCTGTGATACAGTCCCAGATGGCTTTACGCACGTAATAGCAGCAGAAACAGGTACTCCTAGCTTCTCTGCCCACTCTGCATTGGTGTCGATTGCGCATTGCTTTAGCTCTTCTAATAGAGCGTTTAGATCGCCCTCTTTACCGTTAGTAAGAGTGTTGTCCATTATCCCTGTGAGTGACACACCGAGCAAGCGCTCTTCTTCTGTGTTTCGCTGCCACATTTTTCGCAGATAAGGGAACTTTGTATAGGTAGATTGGATAGTTCCGAGAATAGTCGCCAGTCGAACTTTTCGTAGTAACTCTTCCTTAGTGTCTGTACCACGTATAACAACTTCCGATAGATTACAGAACTGAGCTGGGCGCAAAATGATCTCGCTGCACGGATTGGTTCCAAACTCAACATCATGCTTACGTCTCCCATTCTTAGCTGCCTGTTTTTGAGATGCCTGACGGTTAAAGATCCCACGTTCTCCAGATCCACTTTCTGCTAGAGAAGTCCACTCGCGAAGGAAGGACATAGCATCTGGTTTCTCAGTGTATGCTACGGAGTTATTTGCTAGACCCATATGAGGCGCTGTCTTCCACCATTCACCTGATTTAGCGTGGCGCATACGATCATCTGACAGGTTGCTTAGGCTAATCATTGCTGAGCGGCGAACACCGCCTACAACCACAATCTCCCCAATTTTACACATGATGCTATGGCACTCATATGACGACAGTTTGCGACCTTTTGCGACCTTAAAGGTATCAACAGTAAAGTTGAATAAATCTACTAGAGGGGCAGGTCCAGACGCACGGCCTCCAAATGTCTTTAGTCGAGCACCAGCTGGGCGTACCTTAGACACATTCCACTTAGGGATCTCGCCTGACCATAGCAGTGCAAGCAGCTGACGATATGCTTTTGCCCAGCCTTCTTTGCTATCCTTTACGACGATAGTTGTTTCGCTATCGAATAGCTTGTCTGGAACTTCTGATAGATGTTTGATGTACTGGCGTTCACACGAGAAGCCCACGCCTGTTCCGCATAGAAGAATGAACATCGCCTCATCGAAAGCATAGGGATGATCAATCGCCACATACGAACAGTTATACATGCATGTGTTATCTCGAGCAGCCGCTGCTCCAGCTGTCATTAGGGAGCGCATAGATGGCATGATCTCTAGGCTTAGGATCGCTTGCTCTATCTCATTCGCAATATTCAAATTTTCCTCGGAGTCACCGCTATCAAATACAGGCTCAACAATGTTGTCCATGTAACGGCTCACGGTCTCGTCCCATGTTTCACGGCGCTGCTCTGCTTCAATCCAGCGAGCGTAGCGAGATGTATGGATAAAGGCTTGGTAATCGGTAGGTAGTAAGTTGTTCATTTGTCCTCACACAAGGTCTGTTAAATCTGGTTCTTGATAATTCTCACCCTTGAGGACTTTCCCATCTTCTCGATAAATAGGTTTGCCATCAGGGCCGAGTTTCGACATGTTTGATGCATGTACTCGCCGGAAAGCCTCGTCTAAGTCCCAGCCAAAAGTGGCTGCGAACCCGTATACGACATACGCTGTATCGGCTAATTCTTTCAGAAGCTTTGCGGGTGTGTTGGCGTCCAGCACTTCCTCATATTCTTCTTTAAGAAGGTTAAAACGCAGCATGTCTTTATCGCTGCCTTTTTCCCATTCGTGGCCCATCGTCTGCCCATATACTCGAGCGAAATGACGAACCATATCTAGCGGGGATTTCCCCAAGTAGGTGTTAGGATCTCTCAGGCTTTCATTGCCCTCGTCGAAATACTCAAACCCCTGCAAATCATCGTTGGTAATCACTGGCGTTCTCCTCAACTTTTTGGATTAATCGGTCTAGATACCAGCGAGCTTTTTTGAGATCTTCTAGACCGTTTTTGTAAGGCCACCGCCAAAGGTACTTAAAGCAGTTCTGCCAACAGTACGCTTCGTGGCTAGGGATATCGCAGCCTTCCGCCATGGCGCTCATGGCATCAATACATTCGATAGTGCTATTGTTATAATGCGGAGGCTTATCCACCATGTCTGGCGTGACGTAGCTATCCGCAATCTGTCTATTACGGCTATGCATCAGTTCAACTTCTTCTTATTGAAAGGTATTACTGTACCGGATGTGTTTTGCTCAATCGCTTTCAATAGAGCTTCATCCGGTTCGAATTCTATCTCGGGATCTTCTTGATCCAGCAGATCCTGTAATGTGCGTACAACGCGGCCTGTTTGGGTCAGGCTTTCGATAGCAACATCAAGGTTAAATCGTAGGCCATAGGCTAGATCCAATAGATAATCGATACTTTCATCTTCATCGAAACTATCTAGGTTATCTGCAACCGCTACAGATAGCTTACCTTCGTCAGCTAGACTTAGAGCTAGGATTATGCTTGGGTTCTTTTCTTCTTCGTCGCTCATTTAAGCCTCGCTTTCGATACTGCTCTTAAAAAGAATTCTGCATCCACAAGAGCTAGAGGCGTCTTGCGGTCTGCTTTGATGATCACGACAGGCTCGATGTCTTTGGGACAGTTCTCTTTTGCCTGTGTGTAGTAGGAGTACACAGCTATGGATTTCCTAGCCTTGCACTCGATGCTTATCGGAAGCTTCTTACGAGCAGCTGGGCTGAGCTGCACATCTTCACCTCCTGCCCCCATAGAAGTCGATTTGACATCATCGGGCTCTAGTGTGTGAATAAGCTCTAGGATCACGTTACGGACCCATTGCTGAAGCTTACGGCCTTTAGCCTTCGCTGATTGGGTCTTGATCATTTGGATACTCAACATACCACTTGTAGGGCTTCGTTTGCGCTTTGCTGGTTGGGCTCGGGAGGTACTGCGCTTCGGGCCAGCACGTCCTTTTGAACGGACACCAGCCGCAGGTTTTGTGCAGGATCTTGCCGCCTGTCGGCTTTTTGAAGTACGTCTCTTCTTCCGCTTCAAAGCACCGCTGAAAGGGACGATTGTTCGATATAAGATCGACAATGTACTCCCTGTTACCTCTGATCGCAGCTTCTTGATCTGGAGACGCATCTACATCGACTACCTTCACTTCACCTGACGATTTATCAACAACGATCCAGCCCCCGGGTTTTTTACCCTGAGCGTCTGCATATCCGTACAGCTGGCCTACATATCCAAACTCATCTGATTTATAGAGAGCTTGGAAGCCGCCTTCCCATTTGTTGCGGAACATCCACTGGCTGGCAGACTTGATGTCGTACACCTTGCCATCGATATCAATGTCGCTCGTGCCTAGGATCTTAGTATCCTGTACCTCAAGCTCAACTTCATCCCCATCAGAGGATACATTGACGTTGGATTTATCAAGCACCATCCGAGTAATGATCTCGACACAATCACCGATCAGCATTCTCATAAAGTGATTGTAAGGCATACGCTCTTTAGGAGCACCTGCGAACTCTTGTTGTATCTGACAGGATAGGCGCCCTACATTCGACATACGAATTCTAGGCTTGTCCTCTCTAGGCGTCAGCTGTTTGGTTAGAGCTTCCTCGAACTGCTTCACATACTTCTGGATCTCGTCTTGAGTAAACGTAATAGTCTGCTCGTTAGATAGATCCTCTAAGACAGCACGAATCTGGCCCTCTAAAATAGAAAGCATAAGATTACCTCAAAGTGGGGAAAGAGGGCCGAAGCCCTCCTTGTTATACCAAGTCTGCGTCTAGTGTATCGTCAGCCACTGCATCATAGATCTGCCCGTCTTCGACAGAGGATACCATAGCCTCATTATACTTACGCTGGATGGTCGAGTTTTCTTGTTTCGCCATCTCTTGGAACACCTTGGCTGTCTCAGCAACTTCTGAGCTGAGGATTGCTGGTGTAGCAAAGTCTATCGAGAACACTGTGTAGTAATACTTACCACGCTTTTCTGTGTTCACATTAATGATAAACTCATGGAACTTCTTACCATAAGGCAAGCTATCAATGATCTTCTCGAAATCATTATATGCTAGTCCCTTCATGTAATGCTGGAACGGCACATTAGAAACCTGCATCTCTTCACCATCAGCTGTATGTCCTGTGTAGGAAATCAGCCCACGGATGATGCGGGTAGTCTTAACCTTTGATGCCCACATGCGTTTATCATCTTCGGACATTTGGTTAAGAGCCTTACGAGTAGGCTTTCCGCAGCGCAGTGTACCTTTCATATCGATAGGCTCACCTTTGCGAAAGTCAGGCATCAGTATCGACTTGTTAAGAACTTTACCGCTCTCATCTTGTTCACGATACTGAAAATATTGAGCTAAGACATGGATCTTAGCGGTGTCTGTCCAGACAGGTTCTGTCTGATTAGATAAAGAAACCATACCGCGTTTAATCTCGCGGCCTTGTTTGTCTTCTCCATCATGGCAAATTTTTAAGAAATCAATTTTGATCTGCTGCTCTTCCTCTCCGCTCAATTCGGAAAGGATGTTTTTGATTTCTGCCTCGTTTACGACTGCAACTTGGTTCATGTCGGCTCGAACTCCTGTTGTTCACTTAGTTGGACTTTAATCTTACATTAGTAGGTCCATTTGGTCAAACTAATTCAGACATCTCCATCCAGTTTTTTCCACCCTCGATTTCGATATCGAGCGGGACAACAGGCTCGTAATCAAATCTCTCTTTGAGATCCTCAGTGATGCCTAGCATAGCCCACTTTAGAGCCTCGCAGACCTGCTCTTGTTCATCGGGAGCACAGTCTACAACGATGGAATCGTGAACTGTTAGGATAAGCTTTGACTTGAGATCGAGCTCTCTAAACTTCCTTAGGGCGCGTATACAAGCTATAGGAACGCA